TAAGACCAAAAGGAACTGGTGAAGTACAAATTGGTACAGGAGCTGCAACAGCAACTCTTACTTCAAGTGGTGCATATGATTTAACTTTAGATACAAATGGCGGTACAAACTCAGGTACAATTACAATTACTGATGGTGCTAATGGAGCAATTACAGCAACACCTAACGGAACTGGTGAAGTAGTTGTTGGTGGTAATACTAATCCAGGTACGCTCGTCCTTAATTGTGAATCTAATTCTCACGGAATTAAACTACAGTCACCCGCGCATAGCGCATCCCAAAGCTACACACTAAAATTTCCCACTGGAAATGTTACAGCAGGAACATTTTTAAAAGTAGCAAGTATTACAGGTTCAGGTACAACTGGAGTTGGTCAACTTTCTTTTGCAGCAGCAGGAACTTCTTGGCAAGCAGTAAAAACTTCTACTTTCACAGCATCAGCTGGTGAAGGTTATTTCGTAAACACAACAAGTGGTGTCATAACTATGAATTTACCAGCAGGAACATTAGGCGATGAAATTGCGTTTATTGATTATGCAGGTACCTTTGATTCTAACACATTTACTGTGGCAGCAAATGGTTCAGAAAAAATTCATGGTTCTACAGATGATTTAACAATTTCAACAGAAAGAGCAGCGAATACACTGGTGTATACAGATGGAACACAAGGTTGGTTGCTGAAGAATAATTAATCATGGCTAAGTATAAGGATATTGTCGGAACTGCTATCCGAAATAATGCAGGTAATTTGCCTGCGCCAGAAACAGGTCAGGTATGGTTTGATACTACAAATGTAGATTTTAAATATCAACAACCAAATAAAACATCTGCAGCATCTTGGTCAACAGCTGCTCCAATGAATAGTGCAAGAGCATATAATTTTGGAACAGCAGGAACAAAAACTGCTGCGTTAAACTTTGGTGGAAATTTAGATCCAGGAGGTCGTACAGGAAAAACAGAATTGTGGGATGGAACTACTTGGACTGAAGTAGCTGATTTAACTGATACTAGATATGGAAATGCTGGAAATGGAACTACAACATCAGCTTTATCTTATGGTGGAAATTCACCTGGTATGACAACAAACACAGAAGAATGGAATGGATCTGCTTGGACTGAAGTTGCAAATTTAAATACAGGTAGAAGCAGACTTGCTGGAGCAGGAGTAGATAAAGAATCAGCTATAGCTTTTGGTGGAGGAACTCCATCAGTTACAGCAGTAACAGAAGAATGGAATGGAACTAGTTGGGCAGAAGTTGCAGATTTAAATACTGCAAGAAATCAACTTGGTGGTGCTGGTACTAAAGAAGCAGCACTAGGTTTTGGAGGTAATCCTGGACCAACAGCAGCTACAGAACAATGGGATGGAACTAGTTGGACAGAAGTTGCCGATTTAAATACTGCAAGAATAGCAATGGGTTCTGGAGGAACTTATACATCAGCAATTTCTATGGGTGGAGAACCTAAAACAGGTAAAACAGAATTATTTAACGGAACCTCTTGGTCAGAGGTTACAGACATGAATACAGCAAGACAAACACTTGGTGGTACAGCAACAAACAATACCTCTGGTTTAGCTTGTGGTGGAGATGCACCTCCTGGTTCACCTTCATATACAGGAGTAACAGAATTATTTACAGGAGCAGGTGCGGATATTGGAGCATGGGCAACTAGCACAAGTGTAAACACTGCTAGATCAGGACAATACGGAGCTGGAACTTACACATCAGCTTTATTATGTGGTTCAGATCAAACTCCAACTGCTCAATTAAATGAATCTTGGAATGGAACTGCTTGGACTGAAGTAGCTGATTTAAATACAGCAGTAATTAAAGGTACTAGTTTTGGATTAACAAACAGTGCAGCTATTAGATGTACTGGTGATGCAGGATCAGGTTATTCAGGTGTTACTGAGCAATGGAATGGAACTAGTTGGTCAACGGTAGCTAGTACAAATCAAGCAAGAGAACAAGTTGGATCAGTATCTGGAAGTGTAACTGCTGGATTAGTTTTCGGTGGACAAGGTCCGCCCCCAGCTATGCAAACAGTTACTGAACAATGGAATGGATCAGGTTGGACTGAAACTGGAGATTTAAACACGGGAAGATATGTATTAGCAGGTAGTGGTACAACTACTGCAGGATTAGCTTTTGGTGGTAATTTAGATCCTGGAGATTCAGCTACAACAGAATTTTTTAATGGAACTTCTTGGACTGAAATTAATGATTTAAATAGTGCTAGAAATACATTAGCGGGATTTGGAACAAACACGGCAACTCTTGCAACTGGTGGTTCGCCTGGCACAGCATTAACAGAACAATGGAATGGAGCTGCTTGGAGTGAAACTAGCGATTTAAATACAGGTAGAACTGCTTTATCAAGAGCTAGTTCAGGAACAACAACTAATGGATTAGTTTTTGCTGGTGCAGCACCATCTGCTACAACAGCTTCAGAAGAATGGAGTGGAAGTTCAAACGTAATTAAGGTATTAACAGATTAATAAAAGGAGAAAACTATGGCAAAAACATATCAATACTGTGTAGCAGAAAACTGGGGAAAGGGTTTTATCGATCATGATGAATCTTGGAGAATCACGTTTAAAAGCTATCCAGCTAATGTTTGGCAAGTTCCTGCATATAACAAACATGCTAATCTTTGGATTGCCAAAGTAGCGGGCGCAATCAAAACAAAAGAAGAAGCCCAAGCATTAGTTGATGCAGAGGTTCAAGCAGCACAAGCTGCATGGGACGCTCAGACAGATGAACAAAAAGCTGATGAGATGAACAAAAGACCTGCTGAT